ATGCTAACTGAATCGGCAATCCCCAATTTAAATCGAAGCTAGGTGCTTGGTAATTATCGAAGTGATGAACGCAAGGATAACTAGTTTTATCTGTGTAGCTAACTCCATCCGTATCTGTTAATCTCCAAGCTCCACTTTTTAAACCATTCCAAACATAGTTTCTAGGTTTCCCTTTAAACGGTTTTTGTATTCCATTCTGAACCGATACTATTCTAGGTCTTATAAACGGTGGTATATTATCTCTTACTACTGTCTGAGCGTATGGAAGTTGGTAAACTCTGTCGCCAGTTTGGAAAGTACTTGGTACTGTGTAAGTGTGGTCGCCATAACCGTATTGAAAAGTATCTCTGTAAGATTGATTATCAAAATCTTTATCTTCTGCCCATAGAAATTTATATCTTTTACCTTCAATAGTCGAAGCTGGTTTTATAATTATATCTTTACTCCAATCTACTAAATCTGTAATATCTAAAAACTCTGTTGTGTCCTGATAATAATCATTTAACGGTTCAATCTTAACTACTCCGTTAATATCAGCATCACTTAAATAAAGATTATACATCAACAATTCGGCTTCCAAAAATTGACTAGCTTTTAATTCGGGAATAAATCTACTTAATTCTACTGTGTCGCCAGTTATTAAAGATGCTTGTGTGCATTGTAGATTAAATGAGAAAGGAGTTGTATCATTTTCAATTTCAATCTCAATAGGTGCTGAATTTAATGTTGTTATAGTTCTTTCAATAGTACAATCAAAAAATACATTAAATCTAAATCCTATCTCATCACCAGAAAGTAAAAATAAACTTAATGTTTCTGAAAAATTTAAAGATAAATTACTTAAATCAGGAACACTTTCATTAATATTTTTTATAATACTTCCATTCTTTGTTATTTCTAAAGCATATCTAACTGTACCGCCTTTGAAATTACCCTGATAAAAGAATTGAAAAGATAACGGAATAGTGTAATCTAGTGAATAAGTACCTTGTTTTTGAATCTTAATAACAAAGTTTTTGTTTTGGTTGTATGTATCTGTTATAATCGTAGCAGTTGAACCATCCCAATCAGCTAGTAAATCAACATATTTATTAAAATAATATCTTAAATTATTACCGCTATTGCTAACGTATGAAATTTTAGAGTAATTGTAATATAATTCTGTGAAACTACATTGCCTATTCGCTACCTCATTAGCTGGATAACCTACCTTTTCACCACCACCGAAGCCAAGTAAATGTTTTTTATAGAATGAACTATCTAGAAAAGCAGAATCCCAAGTTAAACCACTAACCTCTAAACACTTTTTAAATACCTCACGCTTATAAACTAACGGAGCTAAGTCATTAATCTTCATTGTTGATGTAGTACTATATCCGTAGTCTACCATCCCGTAATGATAACCAAATCCCAAAGGTAAACCGCTACTAAAATTAGAAGTATCTGAACCATTTAACTTTACCGAAGTATCAAAACTGTTAATTACATTCGTTCTAGTTAATGCGTGGTTATATTCACTCCATCCCAATTCTGAAACTTTCAAATCTCCCAGCTTCATAAATAGGTCGATGAAATTAGAAAACAATTTACATTGAAAAATATAATTACCGTTAGAAATAACTACTTGCTCTAACTGAAATAAACCATTGAATAATAAATCGCCCGAATCACTCCAATACTTCGCTGGAACTCTTAATGTCGGGTCGAAGTCAAATCCTACATTAGTTGTTCCATTAACTGTTGAAAGTGAAAGTAAATAAGTAGAACTGAAGAAATCTAAGTTTCTTTTCGTGCCTGAGATACTTAAAGTTTTTGAAAAGTTTCTCTTTCTCTTATTCGGTTCTTTAATATCAGCAATAGAAAAGTTCAAAGGAAATGGAACACCCTGAGTTAATTCTATTTCAATACCGTTTACTTGTAATCTTCCTATCATACAACTATTGATTTTCTAGTGTTAGGTAATTTAATTGTAACTATCTCTGTATATTCCTCTACAAATCTGTCTTGACTTTCTGTGTATGCGGTGTTGTCAATCGTAACTCTGTCATAAGTAGTATCTAACATATAAACTACTGGAGAAATGTAACAAGTTCTTACTAACCAATTCTGAGTAGCTTGATTAATGTAGTTACTAACTAACTGTAAAGTATCATTAGCAGTTTTAAAATAGCTTAATACACCACTATTTGAAGCATCGAATACATAATTAGAACCACTCCATTCACCAAATTGTTTCTCAAATGTTTTACTTTCTATTGTGCTTGAAAATATAGCATTAAAACTAAAGTCGTAAGTATCAAATCCACCGTATTTATTTATCCAATATAAAGGATATCCATTTTGACAAGCTCTATTAATGTAGAATCTTTTCGTTTCTGAGATAAGCAAGTCAGTTGCACTATCTATAACATAGTATTCTATGTATTCAGTTGTCGAAGTAAATGCACTTGCTAGTACATCAGTGTTTAGATTGAACTGTGTTACAACATTACTAAACTCTTGTGATATAGTGTCTAATAACGTACCGCTTGAATCGTACAATTTTACTGTTATGTATGCGGTGTAATCTGTAATTAAAGAAACTAGATAATTATTACCTTCTCTTACAAGCGTATTATCAGGCATATCAGTTAAAAACCTTGCACCGTTACCTCTCCAATCTGTGTAATCGTAGTTACTAAACTCTTTATTATCTAGTCTTGCCTTCCATACATTTATCGTTGAACTTGTAGCAGTTGAGTGAACCGTTGGAGTTGTACCGTAATACTCTTTCACTATAATATAAACCTCTCGATTATTTAAAGCATCTGAGGTTAATGTAGCTTGATTAATGTCAGGAATGTCTAACATAGTTTTTACTACATCCGAAGCATCGAAATGAGAGTATATTCCACTTTCGGGGTAAACTTGATGTGTTCCAGTTAGCGAACCACTAACATACAATTCTACTAGATAACTGAAATTTGCAGTTGCAGTTAAGTTACTTGAAAACTTCCATACAATCGGATTGTCGGAAGGTGTGTATAGTTGTGGTGAACTATTTATCGTTACAGCCATGGTGCTACTATTGTTAATTTAATTGATTCGCCCAATAAACGTCTTATTGGTGCTTCTAATATACTTACTAATTTTTCGTTTATCACATCGTCATAGAATGGTCTTGGCTTCTTACCCTTGCGAATAATACTGTTTTGAATTGCCCAAGTAAACGAATCGTAATCGGCAAATCCTTCGGGTAGTGTAATACCTCTATCACTTTTCCAAGCTAGTATTGAATCGTGAAAACTTAAAGTTTGTGTAGGTGCTGAACCCCAAGATGGAGCGTTGTGATTTACTTCTGTACCATTAACACCATAGTTAATATACTTCCAATAAAAATCCATTGAGATATTTACTTCTACCTCTGAACCTCGAATTATTACATCACTTGGAGTTATTCCTTGTGATAGGTTTCTACTAGCATTAATATCTCGCTCTTGTATAGATACTTGTAAGTCATCTATAATAGCCTGATTAAGTTCCTTTAAAAGTTTCGCTAACGGTGATTCATTTGAGTTGTCTAGTACTGTCTTAGCATTACCAACATTCAAATTATTAAGTATATCCGCCTCGTTTATCTTCACCTTCTTTTAATTAACGCTTTTTGTTCTAATTGTTTCTTTTTAACTAAATATGTTAAAAATTTAACTTTCTGATTAAATACAAAGATATTCATTTTTATTACATCATTCCACGTTAAGTTAAATTCTTTTGATACTTCGTGTATTATTTCGTGCCACGCATACTGATTCGGCTCAACTTCTTTTTTATCTTTTGGCTCTCCATATAATTGTCTATTGATTCGACGTATTTCTTCAAAAAAAAACCTTTCAACTCAATGAAATCTATCATTTTAAAATGTTCTTTAAATAAATCGTGCCTACTTGAACGAGGATAAATTATATTATCATTAACATCTAACTCTCCATATGTTGTCCCTTTAGGAATATAGCAAGTTGTAGCTAGCAATATCGGTTCTTTAGCGAAGTCTGAATGCTGACAATCTATATGATAACCAGTTGGAGCTTTAGAAGGCTCTACAAGTACAAATGTTTGTCCTTCAATAGTTATTTCTTTAGGCGGTTTTCCTGACATTTTGAAGTCTGAGAATAGATTAATACAATAATTAAACATTTCATTAATGTCGTTTATATCTATTGTCATTAATTTGTTTACAGATACTAGCGTAATGTTAGCTAAGAATAATACTTTCGTGTTTAAAGTGATATTATCTTCTCTAAAACTTGCATCTTCAAACGCTTTTAAATGACCTATTCTAAAATCGTTAATTGTTTTTGGTAGTTTTATATCAAAAGTTTTCATCTATTAATTTATTTTGTGTGTTACAATTCTTACTTTGCTCCGTATGTATATTTATAGTAGTTTTCTGCTCTCTTATCCATCCTTCAGAATGTGATACTAGCATAATCTTTTTACTTTGTTTCTTCGCTTCAATGCTAAACACTATATCTGACATTTTCATAAAGATACTAGAAATAATATCTTTAGGATTGAAATAGTTCGTATTAAATGCAGTTACACCCGTTCCAGCTATATCAATACATTTTGTATCTAAGCATCTTCTAAATGCTGAGTAACTTTCGTGTCCGTTGTAATAGTTCAATCCCTTGCCTTTTAACTTTCTACCATGATAAGTTATAATGCAGTTATGCTTCTCTATTTCTTCAATAGTCTTTTGAACGTAGTCAGCTGGGTAAACTATATCATCATCACAACTAAAGTAGTACACATTTTCTCTAAGTCCGTAGAACTTTCCCAAATCTGTTATGTTTTTATTCTTTTCATTGTCGTAGATTACAATTTCATCTACTTGACCGTTCAATGATTGTATTGTACGTTTTAATTGCTCCTCACGACCTTTGAATGTAGCAATACCGCAAACTATCTTTAATCTTGTAA